TATGAGGATACAGTGAGTTCAAATCGAATGATACAACCCAGTCATGTTTACCCACGATAGGTTCTTTGACATATGCACCTTGGATTCTTTCTGTCTTAGTTTGATGTAATCTCTGTGGTGGTGTAGCAATCTTCTGTTCCTTAAGGAAGTTATAGATAATGGTTTCCCAATACTTAACCATACCAAATGTATCATTGTAGTTACACTTTGCATTGTAAGACATTGCCAGAATCAATTCCATCAATCCTAGTTTGTCTTCTAGGTCTTCTACTAAGGTAACATCCTTTACATTGTATGCAAGGAACTTAGAGTAGTTGAGTCTGTATAGGTGATGTAGTGAACCCTCTTCATCATAACTTATCTTAGACTTGCCTAGTTCTACCTGTGCAATATGGTCTAGTCTGTATGATTCTTGATTTACAAATGTATGTTTTTTGTATAGCTCTAGGTAATCAATTACATTGATTCCGTACAGATTAAACACCTGTTGTTGAGAGCCCCAGTTGGTTTTAAACTCTCTAACATCACACATATTCCATGGTGAGAACTTCTTGTGTGAGTCCACACCAAATACTCTGTCCACACGATTACACAAATAAGTGATATCAAACGTGTTAACATTCCAACCTGTGATGATGTCAAACTTTTCCTTTCTCCAGTATTTGATGAACTGTTCAAGTAGGTCTTTCTCATCCTGTGCTTCGTGATAAGTTACGTTTGCTGGTTTTTCATCCCACGGCCCAATTCCAAATGTGTGAGCCATGAATCTAAAGGGTTTGATTGTGATTGCATTAACCTTCTCTAAGGCTTGCATGGGTTCGGGGAATCCGTCTTCACACTCACACTCAATATCGAGTGTTGCAATCTTGATTACTTTTGGGTCGTACTTGATGTCGCCCTGAAATTTGTCTGCAATATAGGTATAGATATATCTATCATAACCATGGATTTCCATTCCAGCAGTTCCTGCGAACTTCTCTCGGAACTTCCTTGCGCCACCCATAGAACTGAGACTAACTGCCTCAAGATTTCTACCATCCAATGACTTGAATGCAGAATCTTTCTTGGTTGGGACATAGTGATTAGGTCGGTAGTCCACAGACATTTGAACCTGTTTCTTACCTTGATACCCCTTGACGAGTATCTTATCGCGTGTACGACATACGTTAGTATAAAAATCCATACTGTTATTATAACAGAAAGATGTCTATTCTACAAGTGTTTTTTTGCTTGGATGCTGTAATTCTTTTACTGATTTGAGTTTGTCTTGTGCATCTGCAAGTTGACCAACTAGTTCATCTACTGCAGCGACAATATCGGGATGTTCTCCGATACCTGCTGGGTTTGATTGATAAACTGAGATGTTTGCAGTGTGTACTGCAATGTCACCTTCGTATTTCTTTACTAATGCACCTAATATATCTGCCATTATTTATTACCTGTTAAAACCTTTAAGTTTTGTGCAAGTTTTGGTCTTGGTTCAAATGAAGTCACCACTCTAACCTTTTTGATTATAAAGGTATAATCCTTTGCAAAAGGTATCCATGGTGCAAGACCTACTTCCATAGTGTCTCCCTGTATTTCAGTAATACAAGCATGTGCTTCTTTTACTGTGTAACTAAGAGCGTTTTCCGTTACTAAACCAATTACAACGTCCCCATTTTCGAGACGTAGACACTTTATTATTTCAGACATTTCTGACTTGCTCCTGTAGTTCTAATGAGCGTCTGCCCACTTGACCGAACCATTTTGAATCTTCCATTTCTACTGCAACCTTTTCCCAGTCTTCAGATACAACACCTTTCCACATGTTGTTAAATTTACCGAAACGACTTCCACCTAAGTTGAATGTCATGTTGACTAGAACGTGTTGAATTCCTTCAGGCAGACTGTAAAAGTCCTTTCCACCTTTTGATTCGAATACATGAATTGCTTCATCGACATGTTTGTCGAAGTCATCTTCATAGTATGCATCTACAGTTGATTGACTTACTGGAGTTCCAGCAGGTTGTCCGTGTTCTGCGTCACCTTCTTTGATTAGATGACCAACACCTAGTGTTAAGTATCCTAGTGAATCTGCATAGACCTCTAGTACTTCACCTTCGTGTCGTTTAATTTGTTCCTTTAATACTGTTTTGTTCATCGCTTTCTGCTTCCCTTTTCATTTGTTCATCAATGAGTTCCATTAATATGTCACCCATGAGGTCGTTTAATTCACTATTATTTAGGAGTTCCTCAAGACCAACATCTGTCTTTTCTTGTCCGTGAGGAAATCTTCTTATAGTTCTTTTAAAGTTTATATTTGGTTTACCTTCTTCGAACTGTATTTTACCATATTGGTATACAAGTCCGTCCCAGTCACCACCTGTGATTTCGATAGCAGCGTCACTTTCAGAAGGATTTTCTACTACCATGTAGACCTTTTCATCGAATAATTTTGGCATGTATCTCCTCTTCAATTCTCATAGAACTCTCTATGCAATCGTTATCACGAATCTCTAGTTGACCTAGTAGATTCATATTTGTTAGTATGTTATTTATCTGTGTTCGTCTTCCCTTCAACCATACTTCTGATTGTGTGTCTCCACGTTCTGCATGACGATTGTGTTCTTCATTGAGGCCTACCGTTAATACATATACTTTTGCTTCATGGTTTTGCATCAACCATTCTATGTCTACTCCTCTAAAGTATCTATCACCTTCGATTAGTACATGTTTGTAAGTAATGTTCATTGCTTCAATGAACTCTCTGAAATGAGGTATAGAACCATGGGAAAGTTTATCAGTTCCACCAAAGGTTTCACCTTCGGGATATTGGCCGACTACCAATATGTCACCATGTTCTTGACACTTGAATAGTTTCATTGGTTCAACCAGTGTAGGTTCATCCAATCTAGAAATGAGTCTTCTCATAAGAGTCGACTTGCCTGAGCAAGGTACCCCACCAATCATGAATATCATTTAAAAGAAACTGTCCAGTGAACCTTTCTCTTCATACTTTCCAGCATGAGGGCCGATAGGATTCTCTGACTTTCCAGCTCTCCCTTTAGTTGCAACATGTTCATCACAATATGCAACACATGATAACCTTACTCCTTCACCAGTGATGGGTGTTACACCATGCAATTCATTTGAATCTGCAATCAGTACGTCTCCATCATCTGCTTCAATAGCAATACCATATCTAGGGAAACATAAGTATGCACCCCCAAATTCTCCAATACGAAAGACACACATAGTTGTCATTCCGAACTCTAAATCTTTACCATCCAAGTGAGCAGACATCTTTGCTGTTCCACCTGTTGAATACTTGTTTGCAGATAAAGCTGTCATCGGTGAACCACCAATGTGATACTTCTCTTCTATACATTCATCCGCAAAGGTTTTCTGCATACTCCATATCTCGGGTACTGCAGTCTTCAATGCTTGTTCGTTTACATTTGCAATCTGTGATAGGGTTTCGAACTTTTCTTTGTTGGATTTCTTATCCATCCATCCACTGCCCTTAATCATTCCTGTGAATCTGCCACGTTTATACCCGATTAGAACTGAATGTATCTCATTTGCTTCTGCAATACGATTGAACTCACCGTTCTTCTTAAGTGGGTAATAACTGTTTGGAGTTCTTAGAACATAGTCTTTACCTTCGATTAATCCTTTTGCCTTCATCTCTTCGTGGTCGATAGGCCCGGCTGCATTTGCTCTCATGGTAGATGTATCGTCGATAGAGAACAAAGTATCTTTAACTGTTTGGTATGTCTTACCTTTGTATGCTCTTTTTACGATACATGCAAGTAAAGTTTCACCCATGAGTGTACCATGAGGTTTATAGATTTTAATAACATCACCATCGTATTCAATAGATGATATAACAGTATCGTAAGAATCTCCTGTAAGATACTTACCATTCCATTTTTTGAATGTTTCTTTAAATCCTAAGTCTTTTGTTGCAGTGAATTCCATGGTTCTATTATTTGTCCTTTGATATTTTCAACTAGGTAGTATAGGCATAGTGGTGCTACCATCAATCCGATTCTTGCACCCTTGTCGTTATAGTCTCCAGTCATTTTATAATCGTTTGGTAGAGTCATTAACCTTACCATCTCTTTAGGTGTGTAGATTCTTGTACCACCATGGTGGAAATGATTACCACCCATAAACTTTGGTTGACACCCTGCTTCAGTCAATGAATGAGCTGCGAGATGTTTAGGAACTATTCTTGACATGTAGTAAGAATGTTTCTCATCTTCGGGTTTAATATGTCCGTTTGCAATATTCTCTTGGAACCACGGTTTAACAATGTGGTCACCGATAGAGGTGTATGCTTGATTGTCTCTTTCTTTTAAGACTGGTGCAAGACCTTTACATGGGCCACAACCTTCAAACTTCTCATCGGGATGAACATCGAATCCATTTACCCAATGACCTTTTGATGATTCAGACATTGCAGTTTCTAGATATAAACCATCTGCAATATTCTCTTCATCTGTTTCTAAATCATGGATTGCATCATCAATAGATGCAAATTCTTTTACTGGGTCGGGGAAGACGGAAGACATACACATCCAAGGCATTCCAATACCTTCGAGTACATCATCACGTACACCAACCATGAATACTCTTTCTCTCTTCTGAGGTACACCGTGCTGATGACCCTTCATGACTTTCCAAGTAACTGAGTATCCAAGTTTCTCAAAGTCGTTTACCATCCTGTTTAGATGGTCTCTTGCATAGTCCATTGAGAGACCTTTCACGTTCTCACATATTATAACTTTAGGCATTAACCCTTCGGCAATCCTAATCATTTCCCATGTAAGGTCTTCAATGTTCTGTTGTTTCATACCATAAGCCATCTTCTCTTTGTTCCAACCTTCTTTCTTGGAACCTGCCATAGAAAATGGTGGACAAGGTGGTGACCCATCCATGATATCTAATTCGTATTTTTTGAGTCCACTGAGTTCCATGATTCCTTCTGCAGTGACTTCTTTGATGTCTCTGCATTCATGGGTAGTGTTAGGGAAGTTTTCTAGGTAAGTGTCAACGTGTAGTTGTTGGAACTCGTTCATATAACGAACGTCACCACCTGCGAGTTTATAACCACATGAAGAACCTCCACCACCAGCAAAGAAAGTAATGTAATTAAACTCCTTTTTTGCACTGTTGCGGTGAAGGTCTTCTAAGTGGTATTGAAAATACTTGTTCGGATTATCTTTCATCATAGTCTCCATTATACTATATTTAGCACATTGTGACTAGTGGTTTTTAGATAGAATCTAGAACGTATTCTGCACTTGATACTTCAAATGGGTCGGTCTCAATGTTGTCTTCGAAACCTTCTTCGATGAACAGGTGTTCGACTTTGCCGTCATTCAATACTAATGCATATCTCCATGATCTATATCCGAATCCAAGATTTGATTTCTTACACTCTGCACCGATTTTGTGAGTGAACTCACCGTTACCATCTGCAAGAGGTTTAACATTTTTAATACCCAATTGTTCGAACCAATTGTTCATAGCAAAGGTGTCATTGACTGATAGACAATAGATTGCATCGATACCCTTTTCTACAAACTGAGAATACAATGCATCAAAGCCAGGTAAATGTGCTGTTGAACAGGTTGGAGTGAAAGCTCCAGGCAATGCAAAAAGGACTACTCTTTGTCCTGCGAATTGTTCTTTAGTGTTAAGTGCGACCATACCATCTTCAGTTTTGGTCATTAAGTTTACGTTTGGTACTTCTTGACCAATCTCTAGGGGTAATCCCATGTGAATATCTTCTGACATTTATCTTCTCCATAATATATAAGATACCTCTATTATACAATACAATAGAGGTATCACCAAGAGGGTTTCTTAAGAAACTTTAATTACTTGGGGTTTATCTTCTTCGGGCACAATTCTCTCCAATGAGACACTCAAGATACCATTTTTCATATCTGCACCCTTGACGATAATATCGTCTGCAAGTGTAAAGACACGATTGAATGATCGTCCTGCAAGTCCCCTATGGATGAATTCTCTTTTGATTTCCTTATCATCGGGTTGTTTACCAAAGATAGTTAACACGTTCTTCTCTTTCGAGATATCAATATCATCCTTGGTGAACCCAGCAATTGCAAGTTCGATGGTGAAATTCTCTGCATCGTGTTTTACAATATTGTAAGGGGGGTAGCTTGTATTAGTTGGTGACTGATTGGCACGTTCTAATA